GCTACAACGAAACACTTAATTAAAAATGGGGTGGCCGCACCCCATTTCAATGCGGCAAACACAACTACATAAGGAGAAGCAAATGTTTAGCACACAAAACTACGACGGCCAAGAACGTTGGTCGTGGATGATGACGTTATCCGAGGTCTTGGCTCGTGTCGGTAGCTGGGGCAAGAACATCTACCACATCCACGGTGACGAGTTCACACGCATCAAAGACCCACGCACAAACTGGATGGCCAAGCGCCCCATACTTTCCAAGCGTGACTACAACGACATGGTGTCGCGTCGTTGGTACTACGATCAGTATCGCAAGTATGAGTTTCACCCTGCGGTCAAAGCCGCTGTGCTTATCGCACCGCCTGCTGACTGGCATCGACTTGTGCTTGAGCTGCCGCACGTCGCAGAGACAGACCCGACACGCATTGCTTACACTCGTGACAATCGTGACGGTCTGGCTGACAAGCAACTGGTCACAACCGTCGGCAAGTATTTGCATCGACACTTCCCTGTACTACCCGACCATGTGATACGCGACTTGACTGCGCGCTACGCTTCACCGCATGAGTTCAAGATCAGCCGTGACATGCAAGAGATGGTTGACCTACTGCATCGGGGTCCGACATCGTGCATGGTGTGGAGTGATGGCGACGACAACGTGCGCTGCGCTGACGGCGTTTACCGTCATCCATACGAAGTCTATGATCCTGCGCTGGGTTGGGGTCTGGCTGTGCGGTTGAACGGCAGCAGCGTAGACGGTCGGGCTCTGGTGTGCGAGCAAGGAGGCGTGAAGTTTTTCGTTCGTACATACAAGCGTGGCACTGACTATTCCTACGCTGACGAGGCGCTGCATCACTGGCTTGAGTCGCAAGGCTACAGCAAACGGGACGGTTATCCGTACGGCACGAAGCTGCGGTATCACGCACTCAAGACCAACTGGGGCGACGACGGTGTGCTTGCACCATTCATCGACGGCACTAACCGGTATGTAGACATCGTTGACGGTGTGTTGAAGATTGTGCGTGACGGTGCGTGGCTATGCGACAACACCGACGGTCGGGCAAGCGAGCAGAGCCACAACTACACATGCTGTCCTGACTGTGACAGCCAAGTTGACGAAGAAGATCTCGTGTCAACGTATGAGGGCGACGGCGACTCGGTGTGTGAGTCTTGCATCGACAACAATTACTACTATGCGTACGGTCGTCGCGGGTATGAGTACTACGTCCACAGCGATGACATGATTGAGTGCCGTGGCAACTACTACCATGACGCGTACCTGTCCGACAACAACATTGTCGAGCTTGAGGGTGGTGAGTATGAAGAAATGGACTACGCGATCAACATCGACGGTTACTGGTACAGCACTGATGACGAAGACGTTGTGCTATGCGTAGACAACGACGAGTACGCTATCGCCAACGAAGGGTGCTGGGAGTGTGACCACACCAACCAGTGGTACAGCTATGACGTTGACCCCGTGGTCATGTGTGTGATCGACGACAGACGCAGCGTCAACATACACCCCGACCACATTGACCAGTACGAAGCAGACATCGCCATTGACACTGACGCAACTCTCACAATCGAAGGAGCTTAAATCATGACAACCAAACAACGCCAACAATCCATGCTCATGCACGTGCTGCACACCGCACTGTCAATGAAGCGGCCACACAACACCGAGTCGGTTATCAACTTCACGCTGTGGTTGATGGACACACTACCTGAGCATGTGCGTGACAACCCCGCGCTTGTGTTCTGCGATGAGGTCAACAACCTGCACGTTGACATGCGCACGGAAACTACACACAAGTCCTTATTCGTTGCACACGTTGACACTGTGCACCGCACCGAGGGCAAGAACAAGATACGCAAAACCAAAACCGTTCGACCGAGCTATTGCCTTTGACCGACGGGGTATCGACAGCGTTATCACGCATCAGGCATATGGTCGCTGCTGCTCCAACGAGTTCGGCACTGCACTTGCTGACGCATTGATGGAGGGGTGCGAGCACTTGATGATGTTGACCGACGACACCGGCATATACACTGACACCGCTGAGTTCGTTGACATCATCCCCGAGTGCACCAACATCTCGGTCGGCTACGACCACGAGCACAGCCAGCAAGAGTCTCTTTCTCTTGTTCACTATCAACAACTCTCTTCTGCCGTTCTTGTTATTGACTGGGATGCCTTGCCTGTCAAGCGTGACCCTACGCAGCCAGACCCAACCGATCGGTGGGGAATGTACAACTGGCGTGGCACCAGCCAGAGTTCGTACAGCGCGTTTGACTCTGCGTGGTGGGATGATGACTACACCTACGACAAGCATGGCTACACCGTGTACCCGACACATTCCGCAACCGGCAGCTACGAGCGCTGGCGCGAGGATATTTACAGCGACCTGCTAGACTTTAAGTACGGCTACACGCAACCATTACTAAAACGTATTGCCGACTTGGCATACCCAGACGACCCTGATCTGGCTATGCGGCATATGAACCACAAGATGCTTGACGAGAAAGACATCGACGACTTCATCGCTGTGATTGACGACATGGACGAGACAGAAGCGGAGTTCTGCATGCTCGACCTGTTCGACATGATGCACGTTGCTTAAACCACAACGGGGTGGAGACACCCCATTTTTAAGGAGAAGCACATGGACAAACAACGCATTTACGACGCCATGCTAATCAAGGCGTTTCGTTCCGACGTATTGATGGGCACGTTGAATTATTGGTTGAAGGTGTATGACATAGACTTGATCAGAGACAAGCACCTGTACAAACGCATACCTGAGTATCTGTATATGGGTAAGCGCGTGCAGGAAATGGTGGGCGACTACATGAAGCCGTTAGCTAACAGGTTGTGGGATACGGAAAGAAAAGACGACATCAAGACGCTAGACTGGATGCAACGTGTTGAGTGTATAAAAAGAAAGGAGGTGAAACCAAAAAACGAAGAAACAACGAAAGAAAATAGAGACAGGCTCAACTTGCAACGCATGAACAAACTTGTGGTTGAGAACATACGCGCAGAGAAGCGTAGCAACCAGTGGAGCGTTACAAAAGGTAAACCAACAAGCCGTTATGGAAGGAGAACCAAGTGAGCATGAAACCAGTAGCATGGATAAAAGAGCGAGAGCTAAAGTACATGCAAGCAGTAGCAGAGCATGGTGCGACAGAGTGGAGAACCAATCTGGGCTTGCAGCCCGAGGAGGGTGACGTGCCGTTGTACTTAGCGCGTGAGTGGGTTGGGTTGACACCTGAAGAAGCAAAAGAAATATCACTAGCTAACAGGCCGTACGTTATCGACATGATAGCCGCGCTCGAAGCCAGACTTAAGGAGAAGAACACATGACTTGGAAAGAAAAGAAGGAGCGAGAACAGAAACGTACGAAAACGCAGCAAGAAACGCTACGTCAGCAACGTGCGTTGCACGACACATTCTGGGGAAACAAACCCCCGACTAACCACAAGGAGAAGCAAGATGCCAAAACTGTTTGAAGTACCACGCAACACACGCATCCGTTTGTCTGACGACACGGAGCTAAACTTTCACCACATCGACGGTATGTATTCGTTATGTGTGGATGACAACGGCGACATACGTCACATCGCCGCTTTTGAAGACGTAGAGATTGTTAACAAGGAGCAAGAAAAATGAAGAAAGCACTACTGAGTATTTGGGTATCTTATGTAGCGATTGCGTTCATTTACATGGAGGTGAACGTATTTAATTGGTCTTCTACCATGCGCTTTGCCCTGCTGGCCGGGGCTTTCGTCGTCTGGATGTGGAACGAGATCATGGTGCTACACGATGACTACCCCCTTCCGGATACGCCGCGTATCACGCCCACACTAGGAGATAAAGATGAGTAACGACTGGAGAGATGATGAATATGACATCTACGATGCCATCGGTACGGCCTGTGCTTTTCTGCTGGCAGCGCTGCTCGTACTGCTATATGAGGGGTATTTGTAGTTGTATTTATGTCAAGCGCTTGACAACCTTTCCTACTTATTTTATGGTTTCTTTTCAAGGAGGAAATTCTATGGATAAAACCATTGTTTCTAACGATGCTGCACGCCGCGTTCCGTATGACACGGGCAAGGTAAAGATCGGCATGTTTTACGAACCGCCCAAGAAGTCTATGGAGGATCACGAGTTGATACTTCAGAATGCTTTGCTGGGCTTGGAAGAACAGAAAGAGCCAGTTGTGCATAAGATCGTAGCGGCACTGCCTGCTACGCTGATGTTCGCTGTCGCTTTCATTGCCTACATTCTCATTCTTTTCAGGAGTTAGCCATGCCTGACTTGCACACAGAAATGCAAAAAATAGCAGAAAAAATACAACCAAAGGAGAAGCAAGTGAACACTGAACTCAAAGGCACGATCAGTAAGTGGGCTTCTGACGACACGCAAGAGCCCGATGTCAAACACCGTGTGGGGCATAGGTTCGCCCCTACCAACAACGTATCGCGTGAAACCTTCTACGCGGTACGAGATAACCCCGGCAAGATACACTCCGAGATTGTGAGGATACTTGAGGCTAAGGGGTTTAATCCGACGTCTGTGGGCTCACTGATGGCGCAGATGGTCAACTGCGGTATGGCAGTTAGGGATGAGCTAGGCCGCTACACCGCGACGCAGCAAGAGTACACGCCGATCAGGAATGTGGCGTCTTCGAAAAAGAAGAAACCCAAGACCAAGCCCGACACCAAGCGGCCATACGTCAGGTCAGGCAAGTACGCCAAGACCGGCATCGCCGCGTTGCAGACGCAAGCTGAAGTGGTGGCGGCAGCAACACCAGCACCCACGAAGAAGTTCGACCCCTCTTCTTTACTATCAACTCTTTCTTTCCCCCAAGTGATGGCGTTGTACAAACAAATCAAAACCATGTTAGGAGAAGCATAATGGACGAATTCAAAACGCTTGACGAGTACATGGTCGAGGTTCATGCAACTGCGGCAGAAGTCTGTGATGTTTTGGACGGGATCGATCCGGCCATCCAGACGGCGGCACTGACTAAAATCTTGGGCGACTTGGTGTTCTCGGCGGTCAAGGCAGGGGTGTTTGCCTCACTCGATGAAGCGCTGCACCACTACAGCGACGGTGTGCGCGCCATGTACGACGACCTAGATACCCACTTTAGTAGGACACAACAGTGAGATACTGGGTCTATGACGAGGACGGGAAGCTGTTTAGGAAATTTGACAACCGGGAAACCGCGATCAAGTTCCTGCTTCCCAACTGGAAGCTGGTGATCAAACCAGCAGATAAACCACCAAAACCCGAGCCACCGAGCCCGGACACACACGGAGAAGCAAGATGGTAAACAACGTAAAAGCATTTCCCAATATGACCAACCAGACTGGCATGGACTTGCGGGATTACTTCGCGGCGAAGGCGATGCAAGCGTTTATTGTGCGTAAAGACTTTGAATTTGAGTCTTATGTGTGGGAAAACGCGTACGATATAGCTGACGCAATGATAAAAGCAAGGGGGACAAAACCAAATGAGCATCAAACACAAAGCGCACCGACTCGCGGACAACCTTCTGATCCTTCCTCGTAGTGAGGATGACATCGAGGCGGCTAGGCTGTTACGCAAGATGGCCGAGGTCTACGACGTAGCTGCTGAGATGGTCTTTGCCAGAACAGATGCACACAGTCGGGCGGCATACGCTGAGATGATTGACTTGATCAAGGGGAAAAGCAGTGAGTAAAGCCGTCTTGATGAAGATACAGCGTAGGCGAACGGTAGAGAAAGAAACCAAACTGTTTAAGTACCTGATGGATAAGTACACGCTGCGTACCGACGCAGACTTGGCGACATTTCTCTGCTGTTCCAAGACCATAATCAGCATGACACGTAACGACCATCGGGCGTTAAGCCCGCGGTTAACACTAACCATCTACGACAAAGCGCAACTGACCATTGAGGACATACGCGCTTGGGCAAAGGAGTATGTGTAATGGATACGTTCACAGCAATTATTTGGGCATCTGGTCTGTTCATTGGACTTGGCTGCGTGTTGTTTGGCGTGGCTGCGTCTTTCTGGTATTGGACGAGGTAATTCATGGCTGACACCCCGGAAGCCAAAGTTAAGAAACAAGTGAGGAAATTACTCGATGATTTACCGGCTTATTATTTCTTTCCTGCTACCCATGGTTATGGGCGCAGTGGGGTTCCTGACATTATTTTTTGTTACAAGGGAGTATTTGGCGCGATTGAGTGCAAGGCAGGTAAAGGACAGCTTACTGCACTTCAGGAACGAGAAATAAAGTGGATTGAAGACCACGCGGGGTTTACGTTTGTAGCACGTGAAACAAACCTTGAAGAACTAAAGGAGAAGCTGATATGGATGACAAAGAAGATTTCATCCGGAGAATGAACTCACTGGATGACGAGTCGCGGATGCACTTCAAAGACATCATAGAAACACTGGTGCGCTGCTATGGCCCGTACAAGGATGGTCGTGCGCTTGTGCTGTTTGTTGGTGACGACAGTCCGGCGGCCTGCGCCATGACGTTGAACTGTGACGACATGGAGGCGTATAACCTGATCCAAGACGTACATAACTACTTTCATTTCTTAAACATAAAAGACGCACCAGCGAAGGAGAGATTCAATTGAACAGAGAAGACGTTATCAGGATGGCTAGGGAGGCTGGTGGTGATGATTGGGGAATCTTTCGGGATTTCATGCCAGAGATCGAACGCTTCGCCGCCCTAGTCGCAGCAGCCGAGCGCGAGGCGTGTGCAAAATTCATTGAAGACCATGATCCAAGCGACCATTTAGCGGCAACTATTGCAGCTGTGATTCGCTCAAGGGGGCAGGAATGATAAAGCTCTTTGACTTTTTGGCTGGCGTTCTTTGGTGTTTGTTTGCACCAACGGGTTGGTTATGCAAGCTGTGTAAACATCCATTCAGGACGCAGTGGAAAGAGAAAAGCGTAGGTTTGTACGACCAATGTGTCGTGTGCGGAACGCTGATAAAAAAGGAAAAGAAATGACTGACCGTGAACCAGTAATCATTGAGAAAGCATGTTGGGAGCGCGGGTGCGCTTGTTACGACCATCGTGTTGACGAGGGAGTGAAGGTCACGTTGGCGCAGCGCGAATGGGTTGGGCTGACCCCAGAAGATAAACGTATGGCTGGCATCCCTTTGCACACAAACCAGATAAGTATCTCGGATGCGTTTGATGTAATTGAGCGGATACTGAAGGAGAAGAACACTTGAGCAAACCTTACAAACGCATACTGACCATCGACTTTGAAACACGGTGGGACAGTAAAGACTACACGCTATCCAAACTAACTACCGAGGAGTACATACGCGATGATCGGTTCAAAGCTTTCGGCGCTTGCATACATGAGTTCGGCACAGACAAAGCAACCCAGTGGTATCGACACGACGAGTTGCCTAGAATTCTTTCTCTCTACGATTGGTCTAGTACTGCCGTGCTCGCTCATAACGCTCAGTTTGATGTGTCTATTTTGGAATGGGTTTACGATATTCATCCTGCCTTTATTTTTGATTCTCTCAGTATGGCCCGTGCTCTCAGGGGTGTGGAAGCTGGAAACTCACTGGCAAAACTCGCAGAAGAGTTTGAACTACCGCCCAAAGGACGCGCCGTACACAATACAGATGGCATGGAAGAAATAAGCTGGGAGGTAGAGAAAGAACTGGCTGACTATTGCAGGCACGACGTGTTCCTGTGCGAAGAAGTATTCAAGCGACTGTACGCAGGCTACCCCAAGTCTGAGTTACGCTTGATCGACATGACGTTAAAGATGTACACCCGCCCCACGTTGCAGCTTGACAGCCGCATGCTGGAGAAAGCCATAGAAGAAGAAAGGGAAAGTCGTGAGAAGCTTTTGGAGAAGCTTAATGTTACAGATGCGGAGCTTGCTAGTAACCCTAAATTCGCGGAGCTTCTGGCTTCGCTGGGCTGTGAACCGCCTTATAAGAAGAGCAAGACGACGGGTAAGCAGACGCTGGCACTTGCAAAAAACGATGCCTTGTTCCAAGCATTACTCAATGGTGAGCGAGAAGACGTTCGACTCTTGTGTGAGGCACGACTGCGAGTCAAGTCTACAACTGAGCGCACACGAGCGCAGCGTTTCCTTGATATATCTGAACGAGGCGCGCTACCCGTCCCGCTCGCCTACTACGGTGCCAAGTCAGGACGATGGACAGCATCAAAAGGCAGTGCAATAAACATGCAAAACCTAAAGCGTGGCTCGTTCCTGCGCAACGCGATCATGGCTCCCGTAGGTAGTGTCGTGGTAGCTGGTGACTTGTCGCAGATCGAGCCTCGTGTGCTGGCTTGGATGGCTGACTACGATGATCTTTTGAACATCTTCAAGTCCGGCGAGGATGCGTACGCCCAGTTCGGCTCCCAGATGTTTAACATCCCCGGCTTGACCAAAGAGAGCCACCCAGACCTGCGTCAGTCAGCCAAGTCGGCGTTGCTGGGCTGCGGTTATGGGCTAGGCTGGGCGAGCTTCGCTGCGCAGCTTCTGGTGGGCTTTCTGGGGGCTCCTCCGGTGCGGTACGACGCAGCCTTTGCCAAGAAGCTGGGCGTGACTCGGGCATACATCGACAAGTTTCTGGAGTGGGAGGACAATGTTGTCAAACTGGAAGCCATACCCCACACCTGCACAACTAAGGAACTCTTGGTACATGCAGTAGCATCTAAGAAGATCATCGATATTTATCGGGCAACGGCGTACCCGGTCAAGGCGTTCTGGGACATGTGCTCTGACCTTCTGGTCAGGAGTCTTGTTGGTGGCGAAGAGTTCCGGTATAAATGTGTGGTGTTCCGCAAGGGCGAGATCGCGCTGCCCAACGGTATGAAGCTGCTTTACCCTGACCTGCGGCAGGACAAAGAAAAGAACTGGGTGTACGGCGAGGATGAAACCAAGCTTTACGCCGGTAAGATCACGAACAATATCATTCAGGCGCTGGCAAGAATTGTCATGACTGATGGCATGTTACGTGTAAACCAACGCTATCCAGTGGTGGGAACTGTTCACGATGAGTTGTGGGCTATCGCACCAGAGGAAGAAGCGCAAGAAGCAAAGCAGTGGGTGTGGGAACAGATGGTAATGGAACCCTCTTACATGCCGGGGATTCCGTTGAACTCAGACGTTGGGTATCACCAACGCTATGGCATGGCTAAAAAATAAGGAGAAGCGTTTGAATAGAGCAAACAGAGCACGCAAAGCACCGCTGCAACCAATACCCCGCAGCATACGGGTAGGCAAGAAACGGTACTCAATCGATGTAGTTGAAACCATGCTGAACAAAGGCGAGATGGCGCGAGTCTACCCAGCCGAGCGACGCATGCAGATTGCCCAGCGCAGCAACATCAGCGGCAAGAAGTTCAAGCCAGAGCAGATCATGGACTCGTTCTGGCACGAGGTAGTTCACGCTATTCTGGTAGACATGGAAGAGTACGAGCTTAATCGTAATGAACGATTCGTTACTGCGTTTGCAAATCGATTGACCAAAGCCATCAAGTCAGCGAGGTTCGAGTGAATAAAGTCGTCTGGTCGCATAGCTCTTTGAAAGACTATGAAGGGTGCCCCCGCCGTTACCACGAAGTAAAGGTACTGAAGAAGCACAAGTTTCAGGAAACCGAAGCTACGCTGTACGGCACAGCACTACACAAAGCAGCAGAAGATTACGTCCGTGACGGCACGCCGTTGCCGCAACAGTTCGAGTTTGTCAAAGATGTGTTGGACTCATTGAACAGAAAGCCCGGACGTAAGCTGTGCGAACACCAGATGGCGCTGACCGTTGACCTTAATCCATGCGGCTGGAGCGACCCGGCTGTGTGGGTCAGGGGCATAGCTGACTTGTTGATTCTTGATGACGATAACCTGACTGCTTGGATTGTGGACTACAAGACAGGCAGTAACAGATACCCAGACCGTGAGCAGCTAAAGCTGATGGCACTGATGGTGTTTGCGCATTTCCCGCACATTCGCAAAGTGAATGCTGCGCTGCTGTTCGTAGTAAAAAACGATCTGGTCAAGTACAGCATGACTGTGGACGAGGCCGATCAAGCTTGGTGGGAATACCGAGAGCGTATTGCTCGCATCGAGCAAGCGCACGATACGGGGGTGTGGAACCCGCGTCCTTCGCCGCTATGTCCTTGGTGTCCCGTGACTACTTGTGAAAACCATCCGAGAAACTAGGAGATACGTATGTTTAATTGTGGCTGTGAAGTAGATTACATCAGCATTGATTTCAACAGTAAAGTAGGCACCGCGTATTTTTCAGAAATGCGCTACCCTGACATGGGGAAAACGATACGTGCTTTTCTTGCCATAGACGACGAAATAAAGGCAATCGACACGTACGTCGATGGCAAAGTTGACACACGATACTTGTACATTCCTGCTGTAAACGAATGGCAAGCTTTCCCACCGTTCAAATCTGTTTTTGGAGAAGTGTCATGACACGCGATTACAAAAAAGAATACGCCGAGTTCCACGGCAAGCCAGAAGAGATCAAGAAACGTGCAGAGCGTGTCAAAGCACGACGCATGCTGGAGAAGACCGGAACCGTACACAAGGGCGACGGCAAGGACGTTGACCACAAGAAGCCGCTGCGTGCTGGCGGCACTACAACGAAGTCAAACCTACGTGTTCGTAGCGTAAAGTCAAATAGGGGAGATAACAAATGAACTTTGATGAGTGGTGGGAGTCCCTCAGTGAAGCAGAGAAACGCTTTCTAGGTATACATAACGCCCGCTATTGCTGGTTAGAGGGGCACAAAGAGGGATACAAGAAAGGGTGCGAAGACACTCGTGATGTAATGGGAGAAGCAGATGCAAATAGTAGATAACAAAGCTTTGCTGTTCAAGACGCGCAGCCCGGACAAGTACCGGGTTATTCCTAAACACAAAATCGTAAACGAATATGACGATGGTTCGGCAGAGATTGCAGTTTACTGGGGGCTCGACGAGGCGCGTGTTCTTAAAAATCTTGGCGTCAAGGACGTTCCGTCTCCCATCACAAGGCGGTATGCTTGGCCGGGTAGATACAAGCCGATGGCGCATCAGATTGAAACAGCGGCGTTTCTTACCCTCAATAAGAAGGCGTTTGTATTCTCGGAACCGGGCACTGGTAAGACCCTCTCTGCACTTTGGGCGGCGGATTACTTAATGACTCGCGGCGATGTGCGCCGCTGTTTGATTCTTTGCCCGCTCTCGATCATGCACAGTGCGTGGATGGGCGACTTAAATAGCAGCATCATTCATCGCTCTGCCATCGTGGCGCACCACGCGCAAGCTAGTCGGCGCATAGAGATGGTTCAGCAGAACTACGAGTTCGTCATCGCCAACTACGACGGGCTGAACCTAATCGCTGACGAGATTCGCAATGACGGCAGGTTTGATCTCATCATCGTGGACGAGGCCAACGCGTACAAGACCATGACGACCAAGCGTTGGAAGACGCTGAACTCACTGGTTACTTCAACGACGCACCTGTGGATGATGACGGGTACACCCGCGTCGCAGTCGCCTGCCGATGCGTACGGGCTGGCAAGGCTGGTCAACCCCAACGGTGTGCCTAAGTTTTTCACCGGCTGGCGCGATAGGGTCATGAACAAAGTGACCCAGTTCAAATGGGTAGCCAAGCCCAACGCGGCGCAGGATGTTCATGATGCCTTGCAGCCAGCCATACGGTTTACCAAAGAGCAGTGCCTTGACTTGCCGCCGGTGATAACCATGACGCGTGAGGTGCCGCTGACCCCGCAGCAAGCCAAGTACTACAACCTGTTGAAGGAGCGCATGCTGGTGCAGGCTGCTGGCGAGACGATCACGGCGGTGAACGCCGCTGCTGGCGTGTCCAAGCTACTCCAAATATCTTGCGGTGCAGCATACACGGACGACAAGGAAGTGGTGGAGTTCGACTCGGCTCCGCGCTTGTCAGTCTTGGAAGAAATACTCGAAGAGACAAGCCGCAAGGTTATCATCTTCGCGTTGTTCAGAAGCACCATCGACACCGTTCACACCTACTTGACCAAGAAAAACATCAGTGCGGAGTGCATACACGGCGATGTCACACCAACTAAACGCGCAGACATAATCCGACGCTTCCAAACAGAGCCTGACCCGCGAGTCTTGGTCATGCAGCCGCAGGCTTCAGCGCATGGAATTACGTTGACTGCCGCTGACACGGTGGTGTTTTATGGTCCGTTAATGTCGGTTGAGCAATATACGCAGTGCATAGCACGCGCTGACCGTAAAGGTCAAGACTCCGACAAGGTAACAGTTGTCCACATTCAAGGTAGCCCGATCGAAAAGAAAATGTTTAAAGCTTTGCAAGAGAAGGTTACAGACCACGCGCTCCTGACGGAGCTTTTCACAACAGAAATAAATAATTAAAGAAAGGGGGTTGCGTTCCAAAACAATCCGCAGTAATCTGTCAAACCCTAGACAAATACAACTACTGGAGAAGCAGATGTCAGATGAAATGGTTCCGCTCGACAAGCTTGCGAAGATATATCGCAAGATCAAAGCGGAGATCGACGCGCTGACGCAAGAGTACGACACTAAGATCGAACAACTCAAAGCGCAACAAGACGAACTCCGCTTTGCAATGAAAGACCAGATGAAGGCGCTTGGCGTCAAGTCTGTTAACACCGCCTTCGGTACCGTGACTATGGTGCACAAGACACGCTATAGCACAGACGATTGGGACTCGTTCAAGAAGTTCATCATCGAGAACGACGTCGTTGATCTTCTGGAAAAGCGTATTGCGCAAGCCAACATGGCGCGGTTCCTTGAAGAAAATCCCGGCAGTGTACCGCCCGGATTAAACGCGTTCTCGGACTTCGAAATCCGAGTTACTAAACCTTCCAAATAAGAGCCCCTATATGTCAAATGTGACCCTATTTAACCCTTCGCAAGTCCCTGCATTCGCACGCAACAACGAGTTGTCCGACACTGCCAAAGCACTGACCGGCAGCATGACGGGCGGCATCAAGCGCATCTCCATCAAGGGCGGTGTATTCCGTCTGGTAGCTTCCGGCAAAGAACTGGCGGCTATTGATGAGCGTTACTTGGATGTCATCGTCGTCAAGGCAGCGCCCAAAGTCAGCCGTATCTTCTACGCAAGCAGCTACGATTCTGACAACCCCGCACCGCCTGATTGCTGGTCAAACGATGGCGAGCGCCCAGACCCAACTGCACAAAACAAGCAAGCGCCTTCTTGTGTGAACTGCCCGCAGAACCAAGCCGGTTCTGGCAACGGTAACAGTCGTGCTTGCCGGTATCAGCAGCGTCTGGCCGTGGTGCTGGCGAATGCTCCCGATGGTGATGTGTTGCAACTGACGTTGCCTGCTACGTCGATCTTCGGCAAGGAAGATGGCGACAAGCGTCCGCTGCAAGCTTACGCACGGTTCTTGGCGTTGCAGAACCCGCCGATCAACCCGGAGCAGATCGTCACCCGTATGCGCTTCGACACCAAGTCCGAGTCACCCAAGCTTTTCTTCCAGCCCATGCGCTGGTTGACGGAGGACGAGTACAACATCGTGTCGCAGCAGACGGACTCTGACGATGCCAAGCGCGCAGTCATCATGACTGTAGCGCAAGCGGACGGTGTATCCAAAAGCCCCGCGCTCGCCTTACCGGGCAAGCCACCCGCTGTTCAAGATGAGGGGGACGAAGAAACGGAAGAAGCACCAGCACCCAAACCCAAAGCTGCGAAGAAGAAAGCGGCGGTGATGGACGAGGATGCAGAGCCCGAAGTTCGCAAAGAAGAAGCCAAGCCTTCGGCAGTTCCTGCCAAGAAGTCCAAGCTGGCTGACATCGTGGACGACTGGGACGACGAGTAAAGCTACGGGGGAAAGCGGATGCTGTGAACCGAGTGCGGATGCACGGCGCTTGCAGACGCAGCGAGTACCCCACCCAACAGCCCAGCCGGAGGTGGCGCATATAACACCGGCAGCGGGGGCTGGCTAATCCTTTCAGGTGTTGTAGCTCCCGGTCAGTGACCCCGCATCTTACACAGGAGAACTCTTATGCCATTTGACGGAAAGACGTACGATCCAGAACGTGACAAAGAGCGTTTGAAAACGCAACTGTTCAACGTCTGGCGGTTAATGAAAGACGGTCGTTGGAGAACACTTGAACAAATATCAGTCAAGGTCGGATGCCCTGAAGCAAGTGTGAGTGCAAGACTGCGTGACTTTCGCAAACGTAAGTTTGGTAGCCATATAGTTGAGCGTGAGTACGTGCAGCGAGGGCTGTTTAAGTACCGCTTGATTGTCAACGAAGATACCTAATGGCTTACTCCCAAAAAATAATTGACGCCGTTGCAGCAGCGCCTAAGACGTCCGGCAACCAACTTGGTCGCTGGGCAATTTACTTGGACTTTCCTGTAACGAAGATCGCCTACGCGCTAGGGGTCACGCGTCAGACCGTATACAACTGGTTCATCGGCAAGACGGAAGTGTTTGTTGCTTACGAAGAGCGCGTTGAACTTCTTTTAAAAATTATGCAGTCGTCCAAAACGGCTGACGAAGCATGGAGAAAAATATGTCAAGCATACGGCCTGAAACCCTAACTGATCGTGAGTTGTTGAGCGGCGCTTTACTGGCGTTTGAACCTGATACCGGCATGCCCATCGAGTGGCAGAAGGAATTGATTCGTCGGCTGGCTTCTTTCTTGGAGAACGGTGCGGTTCGCCCCACTGATTTGAAAGACTCCCCAGACCAACTGCGCCTGTTCGATTAAAACAACAAAGGATCAAAATGACCCCGCTTGAGTTTCTTGCGGTTGTTTTGCCGTCTCCAGAAAACGGGCTGTACTGTGCCTGTGAGATGACGGACAAAAAGGAGCACATCTTTGTTGAAGATATTGCCGACTTCTACCCGAAGGTTGACTCGTGGGTTGAAAACAAATGCAATGTCTACTTTGCGCTGGCTACTTTTGACGAGAAGGTAGCCAAGATAAAGGGCAACAAAGACAGACGTACCATTCCCAACTCGCGGTTTATCAAGTCGTTGTTTCTGGACTTGGACGGCTACGAGACAAAGAAGGCTGCTGCACAGGCGCTAAACGATTTCATGGCAAAGACCGGGCTTGACCTGCTTGGTACACCGTATATCGTTTCGTCTGGCGGCGGTCTGCATTGCTATTGGCCTTTCACAGAAACCATCGATGTCAATGTCTGGCGTCCTGTGGCCGAGAATTTCAAACGCCTGTGCAAGCAGGAAGCACTGCGCATCGACAACACGGTGACGGCTGACTCGGCAAGGATTTTGCGCATACCCGAGACATTCAACTTCAAAGCCAAATACGACACGCCGCGTCAGGTGCGCATACTGGCTGAGGGCGACACGTTTGATTTTGAAATACTGGCCGAGCACATCCGCTCCCAGTTAACGGCGTTGCCAGCAGCCGTGCCCAACAACGTCATCGAGCTACCCGGCGTACGTCCAACAGCGCCTACGGCTACAGCGGTCAAGTTGTTTGAGAACAGCGTGACTAAGTTCAGGACGATTATCGAGAAGACCCGTGCAGGGACGGGCTGTGGGCAACTCGCATACTACCTTGAGAACGCGCAGGAAGACGGCATGGAGCCGATCTGGCGCGGGATGTTGTCGATCGCACAGAAGTGTGAAGAGGCCGACAAGGCAGTGATCTGGCTGTCAGAAAAGCATCCGTACGATGTCGATCGGATGAACACCAAGCTGCGGGAGATTAAAGGACCCTATCCCTGCACGAAGTTCGATAGCGAAAACCCCGGCATCTGCACAAGCTGCCAGCACTGGGGCAAGATCACAAACCCGCTGGCACTGGGCAGGGAGACGGCTGTCGAGGTTCAGGCACGGGAGATCGATGTCCAGATCGATCAGGAAGTCAAACGCATCCTGCGTCCGGAAGCGCCCAAGGGGTTTGCCTACGGAGCCAACGGCGGCACGTTCATGGAGCGCGACGATGAGGATGCTGACGGCAACAAGATCAAGCGCCAGATCATGCTCTTGCCATACGACCTGTTTCCGGTGGACATCCTGAACCAGAACGGCGAACACACGGTACACATGCTGGCCAACCGCAAGGAGGGGGCGCAGACCATCACGTTCCCGCAGAAGTGTGCCGTTAGTAAGGAAGAAACACTGAAGCATCTGGCCACGCAAAACGTCATCGCAGCGTTCGGGGCAGGCAACGACAAGAACCTGTTCGACTATGTGCGGGCATGCACCGAGAAGCTATCGACGGAGAAAAGCCCGATCAAGGTACCGGCCAACTACGGCTGGCAGGATGATGGCTCGTTTGTGTACGCAGGGCGTATCTACTTCAAAGGCGGCAGCGTGCAGGTGCCTATGCCGGGGCTGGAGAACATTGTCATGAACACGCAACCTACGGGCGACATCAATGCGTGGCGGCAGTTTGTGAACTTGCTTATCAAGAAGAAAATGTGGGATCACCTGACCATCCTGATGATGGGGATGGCGGCTCCCCTGATGCGCTTCACCGGCATCTACGGGCTTACCGTACACCTCGGCTCCACGGAGTCAGGCACGGGTAAAACGCTGGCACTGGAGGGTGCTGCGTCAGTCTGGGGGCATCCTGTGCACTACCGCACAGGCAAGGGCACATCCCCGGTGGCGATGCAGCAACGGCTAGGCTTGCTAAATAGCTGCCCCCTGATCACGGACGAGATCACCGCCAAGAACCGCAAGGACTTTGAGTGGTTCCCCGAGTACCTGCTGGACAAAACCGAAGGCCGTGGCAAGGAGCGTATGGAGTCGGGAGCCAACCGGGAACGACTTAACTTGTCAACTTGGCAAACACTTTCCTTCATGTCGTCCAACACGCACGCAGTGGACTACCTGACCGGGGGAAGAAAGCACGCCTCCGAGGGCGAACTGCGCCGCCTGTTAGAGTTCATCATGGATCAAGAACTGTCATGGGAGCCACATGAGATTGAGATCATTAAGTCGCTATCGTCCAATTACGGAGTCGCTGGTGAAATGCTTGTCCGGTTTATGGTTGACCACGCGGAAATGCTGGCGCAGCTTGTTCCGCAGGTAGTTACGCAGATGTACAAGGAGTTCGGCGCAACCAACGACGAGCGTTTCTGGATGGCGGGTATTGGCGTAACAGCCGCCTGCTGCGTTGTCGCGTCGGACAAGCATGCTGGCATCGTCAACGTCCCGGTCGAGCCGATCATGGATGCGCTAAAGAAAGTGGTGAAGTTCATGCGCGCCAGCATAAAGGCCGGAAGCCGCACAGCCGAGGATGTGCTGAACTCGTTTACGCGGGAGTACTACGGCAACTTCATCATCGTCAAGTTCACAACCAACGAAGGGATACTGGCTGAGTTGGGGCACGGCGGGGTCATTGACGCATCGACTACACGCTCTCAGATTATGGGGCGCATCGAGCACGGCGTGACACCGGGGTTTGTGGACTACTACATTGAAGAGCGGCTGTTAAAAGCGTTCTGCTCATCCATGAGCTTTGGCTACTCGGACTTCAAGCGCAAGCTGGAGGAACTATTTGCGGTCACGTATATGCCGAAGAAAGACATGATGGCCAGAACCAAAGGTCCCCAGATGCGTGTGCCTGTGCTGAAGATCACCCGCCGCATAGATGAAGAAGAAATTACAAATCAAGTATCCTTGGCAGCAGCTTGAGAAAGGTCAGGGGTTCTTCGTGCCTTGTTTAGACCCGGAGGCCGTCATACAAGACGGCCTCCGTAAGGCAATTGGCGCACGCAAACTACACGCTAAAGCCAGAGTAGGGGTCAAGGACGGTAAGCTCGGAGTGTGGTTTCATCTGTAGCTCGCAGGAAGTTCTCAGCCAGCTTGTTTTGCGCAGTGTCGATCCGCTTCAAAATCTCGTCCTTCTGCTCCGCAGACAAGCGTGGGGCAATCTCTACCTGCCGTCTGGCTTTGGCAAGCTCGCCCAACTTCTGCTGCACTGAGCCCGACACCGATGCTGCTGCGATGCGGTTGATGTACTCTTCCATGAACTCCTTGGCATCTTCTTTCCTGCCTTGCTGGAGCATGCGCTCGTAGGTGCCCTTGGCTTGCTGAACCTCTAGCATGCGGGCGTAGGCTGCGTCTAACGTACCGCGTCCTTCTACTGGCTGGAACAAGCCGCCGATGAAAGGCATTTTGCTGACCTTGGTGGACGGCTTCTCGTACGGTGCCTCGGCGTTCAACAGCGGATTGGCAAGCGACACCAACGCAATACCCAGACCGCCTGTGTACCCCCGGATTAAATAGTCCAGCTTGATCGGGCTCAAACCTGCATCGCCAGTAATGGAGCCAAGCATCTTGGATAGCTCTGTGGTGCTTTCTCTGGCACGCTCACTGGGGGTCATGGTGTGAAGTTCGCGCTGGGACTCGATGTCGCCACCAAAGAACGACTTGCCCAGATAGACTTCCGTCGCAGGCTTAATCGCTTGCGGTAGGCTAAACGGGTTGGACAGCATAACCAGCTTGGTCATGCCCTTGGTCACATCCTTGTTGCGCTCGTCGTCAGCCGCTAGGTTGTAAACCGCCTCCGGCAAAGACTTGAACAGGTAGCCCAATTCAAACGGCACGGGGATGCGCAGCGGCTCGTCAGCAAACGGCGTGGGCAAGAACCAGTTACCCAGACGCTCTTCCGGCTTGGCTTTCTTGTACGCTTCGTCATCTTCCATCATCATGGCGTAAGCCAGCGTACCAACGGCCATCAGCGTGCCACGTGCCAGTAATTTCTTTCTGATCTCAAGCTGTTGGTCATACGGCATCTTGCCTTTAAAAGCACGGTACAGAACATCCAGACCTTGAATCTGTGCGTTAAAGAAGGGGATCAATACCGACAGCATCTGCATGCTGGGCGAGACGCCCCGGCGGCTAAAGTTCATGGACTCCAGCGTGCGCAGATACGCCTGCATCTCGGACATGCCTTTGTTTAGCGAGTCCCTGTACAGCACCGCACGAGTAGCTGCGTCGCCTTGCAAAGCAAAGGCATCCGCCCGAGCCATGATCTTTTGCCAGCCGGTCTTGCCCATAGAGATTTCTTTTAAGAACTTCTCCATGTCGCCTTTATCGCCGGTGAAGACGTTGCTCGATATTGCGCCTGCCTCCATCAGCTTCTTCTCGGCTTCGCTGCGTCCGGCCACCATACTAGCTAACTCTTTCATGGAGTTCAGCACGGGCACACCGTCAACCCCTGTAGTCATCCATGCAGTCATTGGGTCGCGGATTGCCTGCTTGATCGCATAGGCCGGGTTACGCGTTACGAACTTGCGCAAAATGTCTGCTGGCATACCCAACATGCGCACTGCTGCCGGTATTGTTGTCTTGATACCTTCCATGCCCTTGACGATCAGCGATGCAGGGATGCCGTACAAGTCTGTGTCGATGACGACAAAGTGATCTTCGCCCTTGTGTTTGAAGCGTACGGTGTTCGGTCCTGCGGGGCCAGTACCTTTACCTATCGTGCTGGCAATACCCATCTTGTTCAGAATAAACGCGGACTCCTTAACGGCCTGATTGCGCAGTGCCATTTCGGTCAACAGGAACGTGTTCTGAACAGAGCTTGTAAAGATTGGCAAAATCTCTGTGCTGTCACCAACCAGTTCTTTAAGCTGCGGCTCGTCCTTGATATTTCCAATCCGCACCGGGTGTTCGCTGTCAATCATCAGCTCAATTTCGCCCGTACCTTTATTGATACGGTAGAACGGCACGTACGTTATCTTCTTAAGTTCTGCTACCTTGTCTTTCGACATGGTGCCAGTCTGAACAAGTAAATCCAACATGCCGTGGTTGTACTGTTGGTACAAGTCCATAGCCTTATCAAACATCGCCTTGTCTTCAGGGCGGCTATCAAGCAGCTTCTTGATTTGGTTGTACTCAGCCGCTGCTTTGCTGGGGTTAGCAAAATTCAGTTTGTTCCAGCCTACTTGCTTGGCGCGTTCTCCTGCCACCAGCGCGGTCAGAATGGCTTCTTTCTCCGTGTCGTTACCGATCTTGGACTTGGCAATAGCGTCGGCCACCTGCATCATGTTGACGCCCGGAGTGCTCTTGTAGACGTACTCGGTGCCGCGCTTGGTTTCTTCTTTCACCAAACGCACAGGACCATTAGTCAAGAACTGACCGGCAAACTGACTGCGCTGTTCACCAAAACGTAGGTAGTACTCGGCCTGTTCGCCTTCCAGCGCCTTGATCTTCTCTGCGTCCATGCCTTTCTTAAAGGCTTCAGACAACGCAGCGTAGCGGTCAACAAACTGCACACGGCCTGTTAGCCCAAGGAAGTTGGCTTTTAAGCGATCAACTTGGGTTGGGTTCTTGGCAACAAACGACGGCGCAATTGACGACTCTTGCCGCGCAGACTTAAACGAAAAAATACCGGGCTTGTCTTCTTGTACGCCAACGTCTTTGGGCGCATAGCGCGGGCGCTCTTCCACCACAGTGAACTCGGCGTTCAGTATGCGGTTTGGCGCATTCAAGGTGCCAAGTCTTTCCGTTATGTGCGCGTAACTTTCTGGCGCAATAGCGTCAATTATTTTGTTTAGTTTACGATTTGTAGCAAGCAGCGCTTCTTCAGTACGCAGTGTATCGTACTGGCTTTGCAAAAAGTCGTGTATAACGTCGTCGATAGCGGGTTTTTCATCAGGAGCAAGGTATTCTTCAGCATATTCCTTGTTGTAATAATTTTGCACCGCGCGTGTGCCAAACTGGTCGTTTATGGCCCGAATAAAATGTTGTATTTTTTGCGTGGCTATCGGATCTTTACGCATAGTGCCTTGCCCGTCAGGCAGTGCGATAGCGTCACGATCTTTAAAATCAACGTGAAGTACGTCCGTGTCAATTTTTGCATCGCGCAGCGCTGATCTAATTGCGCTTAGTATGCGGTTGGGAGCGCGGGCTTTAAACTCTTCAAACGGATCGTTTGTGCTTCCGATGTCTTCCGAATCGGGCAGGATAACGTCTAACGCGGCGGTTTCATTTGTAAGATCAATCCGACCAACACGTACTTTTCCGTTAACAGTTATCTGTTGATTTGTTTCGCTACGACCAGAACTGTATGCGCGAATCTCATCGATATACGTGTTATTGCCTGCGTTAAGTACTGTGTTTTCTGTGCCGTATGTCAGCAAGGTGCCAACTTTCAACAGTTTAGTAGCATCAATGTTCGTGTCACTAAACATTGCCAGTCGCTTAACTGTGCGCAGTTCTGGCAAGTTGATGCTGGTGCGGCTGTACGCGGTTACGTCGTTTGCGGCCTTAAGCGTTTCCCATGTGGTAGTAAAGTCTTTTCCACCAATTGACGTTTTAAGTTCGTCAGTAGGTTTGACGTCGCTTCTAAGGTCCAAGTAGTCCATGAACCAGTAGCCGTTGTCATATGCTTTATACAACTGCTGCGTAATTTTTTTAGTTGCCGCTTGCACTACGCTCTCGGGTATATCGCGGCTACCGTATCCAAAAGTATTTCTAAACTTAAGCTGCCGCTTGACGCCTTTTTCGTCTACATTGCGCTCGGAGTTCACCACGTTGCCAAAATTAGAAAAATCTTCTGGCGTAAGTTCTTGGTCAGAGAACATCTTGATTAGCGTTTCTTTACGGTCCATTTCTTCTACAAATGCACGACCGTCTTTAAAGCCTTTATCTAATATAAAAGCTTTGGCTAGTTGCTGATGTTTTTTGCTTAACGCTTGGTTAGGTAAGTTGCCGCGTATTTCTCCGATCTTACTTGTACCATCCATACGAACTGCAACTTCAGGCTTGCCGTTTTCGTAGTAGATGTAGAAGTCGCCATTTTTTATTTGGGACTCGGCAGTTGAGACTGAACCGCCAGTACACCACGGCGTGTTTGCCGCGCCTGCGTTAAGCGCAACAGCGTCTTCGTATTTGTTAGACTGTGCAAACTTTTGCCAACCATCTTTGCGTCTGTTGGCGCTGGCATTTGCGTCAGCATTTGTTTGCAGTCCCCCAAGAAACGCGTCTTTCAACGACTTGCCTTTACGCAGCTCTTCAATAACAGCGTTGGCAGACTCGCGGCCAACAACGGCCACGGGGTGCTTGTTGTTATCAGACAGGTTGACAATCTTTAATCTACCATCACGGCCAGATATAACGCCATACTTAGACGCAGCTTTAGCCACCAGTGCTTGCTCTGCTAACGTATAAGAAGGGTTTGCGGTCAAATAAATTGCTAGTTCAAGCAAAGCATTGTTGCGTGCTTTATTTACGGCACGGGCTTCTTCGTTGGCGATGTGTGGACTTTTCATCGCATCGTATGCGGCCAGTGTGCCTACGTCTGCTTCAACAAAGTGCAACGGGTTTTCTGGGTCGTACACGTTGCCGTCAGACATCGTAGCGGCAGTCTTGTAATCTAGCTTGCTTGAGTCTACTTGAGCAACAAA